CCCATCCTATGCATCTGATATAGGAGGGGTTTCTGCTACTGCAAACCCAGTCGCCAACTCCAGTGGGTCAGTGACCAATCAGGCAATACAGGTTTTACAAGGTCCTTATATGACTAACACTTATGGTGATGGTATATCTTGTCAAGTTCCTACCATGAATATTACACCATACGTCACCAGAACGGGATCATGGATGGATCCTTACGAAGATTATTGGTTAGATCCCGTGTACAACAATCTAGATGCCAATGATGACTCGGTTCCAGACAACCCCGGAGAAATTTTATTCTATAAACCAACAAGAACAGGACAGAAATCAAATCAAAATATAAACCTAGGATTCTCTGCAACCATGAGTTTCTCATTGAACAGAGATGCCCAAAGAAAATGTCAGGAAGCAGCAACATTACATAATGAATACCGTTCACAATTGACTGCCAATAAACGACTAGACTTTGAACTTGCTAGACTAAAAAATTGTGGAGAATTATTAAAGGCAGGAATCAAGTTTCATCCAAACTCACCTTATGCTAGTATATGTTCCGACGTTGTAGTAATGGGTGTGAATACTATAAAAGACCACTCACATTCAATACCTATAGTTCCTACAGGTGATGCTAGTGATCTAAAGGAAGTATCTATTGGGACTTCTTCTTCTTCGGACGCTTCAGGGGAGTAAGACCTTTCTTTTCTCTGTACTTATTAGTTTGTATTTCTGACATCGATAGTTTAGGAGGTTCTTTACCAAGAATCTTCTGAACTTTTTTTATTAATGCTTTGACCGCAGGTTTAACAACTCTTAATAATAAGGGTGTTGCTGCAGCAGTGGTTGTTGCTATGACTGCTATAGATGCAGTTGTACTTACCTCGGCGGTAGAAGGTAGATACTCTTCAACCCAAGTTGGAGGTTGCTCTTCGACTGTGGCAGTTTCTTCAGATACAGTCGTCGTTGGGATCTCAGGTATTGCAGGAGTTTCAAGGTCTGGTTGCTCCGTGTTTGCTACAGGTGGAGGTGGTGCCTCCTTTACTATTACCAGATTTTCTGGTGTATATTCAATAGGACTGAACGATGGAGTGTCAGCATCACAGAAAACCTGTGTTCCTTTGGGATCATCATCCTTTAGAACTTTATTCTTTCTACCATCTTTATGTGCCTCAACACACCCCGGCATATTGATGATAGGTACACCAATGTAGATGGTCTCTGTTATTGAAGGCACTCTAGGGATTGATGCATGAGGAGAGTTGACCCATGTGGGTTGCACATATGGTATCTCTATTCCTTGTACTTCAATCTCAGGTATTTCCATTGATAAGGGTCATCGCCTCTTGCAATTCTTTAGCATGATCTAATTCATCCTGTGCAATCTCGGCGATTCTTTTATCATCAGGATGATATGCAAGGTATTTAGTATATGTTTCGTAAGCATGCTTCTCGATCTTCATATTGATATCGTAAGCATCTATTGGATCAATGAGGTAGTAAGCAACCATAATCCAATAGTAAAGAAGAACCAAGTGTTTAGCGAAGAATCTGTCGATCCAAAACTCATTGCCTCCACGA